GTTACGCCGTAACCGTAATATAAAATCAAGCCACCGCTGCCCCCACCCCCCGCACCGTAGGAAGCCGCAGCATTATTTCCACCTCCGCCACCTCCGCCAGCGAGCGTTAATAAATCTATTGCGCCAGCCCTGTTAAAAGTAATCGAATAATTTTGACTAGAAGAGTACTCAAAAACGTGACAGCGATACGTCACGCCAACAATCGTATTAGTCGAACCGTCGCCCACAAAGTTGAACGGGGTTACCCCACCCACCTGCGAATTTGAATAGGCAGAGGGCCCAACATCACCCTTAACCGCCAACATATTGTTGTAAGGCGAACGCAAACGATCAATAGCCATTATGAAATCTCCGATCCGAATAGTGAAAATGTGAAGTCGGCGTTGCTTGCAGCAACGCGAACGTACTTGTTTGTTGCATCCGTAATCAAGCCAACAGTCAGAGCGATTGTTTCTCGCGCAGCCGCAAGATCGTTTTGCACGATCATTTTTGCCACCCCCGGCTGGCCCGAGTTAACCGTGTCAATAGCAATGCTGTAGTAACCCGCATTATTTCCACGGTTCGTAATCACGAGCGACGAGACAACCGCCGCCGTCGCTGCTGGGCAGGCGTAAAGATCAAACCACGAATAGCCAGTGACAGTTCCAGAAACTGTCGCTGAAGCGATAGCTGGGGAAACCGAATCGAAAGTGAACGTGGTAGTTGTTGGTACAGCCACCACAGTCCGGTTGCCGTCGTAAGCGGCAACACCAGTAGTCAGGATCACCGACACTTGTTGACCGACAACGAACCCGTGTGCCGCTGAAGTCGTGATCGTTGCGACATTCGCAGCCGACAAGACTGTTGTTGTGATAGTCAAAGACGATTGAGATGAAGCCGCCTGACCAAGTACTTTATATACCGTTCCCATTTCACACTCCCGTGATGTTGTTGATTGTCATATTTATGCGCCCATATACAGGAGCGTGTCTTGTAAGCCACTGCCACCAGCAACCAAATTATTCACTTGTAATTGCGTGTAGTAACGAGCATCCGCCTGAGCCTGCGTGTATACGTCAGCGACCTGAAAAGAAGCAAACGCAACCACCACAAGAACATCGCTAACCGCAGCACCCGAAATCAAAGTCACAGTCCCAGAAGTCGGCGTGTAATCATCACCCGGCGACAACAACACACCATTCAAAAACACTTGAATGAGACCGATAGAAAACGCTAACGTCACACCGTTAGCGTCGACACCAGTGAACGCAGTCTGACCCGCAGTAGCCGTGAACTCGAAAGAAATAATCGAAGCGACCGAAGCAGCCGAAGCAGGCAACCAGCCACTACCATCATAGACATACATTTTTCCTTCAGTGCTGTTGTAATACAACGCACCAGTAACAAGAGCATTACCATCATTGTCAGTCGCCGGTGCAGAAGCCTTACTACCCAAATAGCGGTCATCAAACTGGTCAAAAGACGCTGCCGCAGCAGCGGCACTATTCGACGCTGAAGTGGCACTCGTCGAAGCATTCGACTCACTCGTGGAAGCAGCACTCGCACTAGAAGAAGCCCCAGACGCGCTAGACCCAGCATTAGATTCACTCGTGGAAGCAGCAGACTCACTCGCAGCCGAGTTCGTCTCCGAAGTACCAGCGGCAGTCTCACTGGCTGCCGCGTTCGTTTCAGACGTACCCGCAGCCGTTGCACTAGACGAAGCCGCAGACTGTGAAGTGCTAGCAGCACTCGCAGACGTACCAGCGTTCGTCTCACTCGTGGCCGCATTAGTTTCGCTAGTGGAAGCGGCTGCCTCAGACGCAGCCGATGCCGTTTCAGACGATGCAGCAGCAGCGGCCTTCGTCGTAGCGATACCGGCCTGTGTCGTAGCAGTACCCGCCTGTGTAGTAGCGATACCCGCCTGCGTAGTTGCTATACCGGCCTGAGTCGTGGCAGTAGAAGCACTACCAGACGCATTTGTTTCAGCAGTCTCAGCGTTCGTCTCAGCCGTTTCCGCGTTAGTTTCAGCAGTCTCACTCGCCAACCGTGAAACCTGCGAAGCACCCGCGCTAGTAGAACTAGCTGTGGCAGAACCCGCAGAAGCAGTAGCACTATTCGCGGAATCAGTAGCCTGCGTAGTAGCAATATTGACCTGGCTAGTCATGCCAGTTTCAGTCCAGTTCTTCGTCGCAGCATCCTGAGCTAAAGTCGGATCGGCAAGACCAGTGATCTTGAAACCGCCAGCGGCAAGATCCGCACCAAGAGTGGCAGTCGTAAGAGTCTTACCAGTGAGCGTCTCAGTCCGACTAGGGATAGAGAAGTTCGCGGCGATGTCGTCAGCTAGGTCCTTGGCCAAATCAGGACCGTCAGCATCATCTGCGTACGTCGGTACCGTGAACGAGACGGGTGACCCGGACGGTGTGTATTCCTCTGACATTGTTCTCCTACTTTTGTAGTAAAGGGTTAGCCTTCAATCCTCTCCACACACCGCATGCAGATGTGTGGAGAGTGTTCAGTGCTAATCGATTACGCGATTTGTGATGCACTGGTGCTGAGAACAGCACCTGCTTCTTCGCGATAGATTGACCAACCAGCCCACCCAAACCAACCGAGTCCGAAGAGACGACCGAATTTGTCAAGGGATGGTGTAACGACGCTGCCGAACTCACGGACAACACCCTCAGCAAGACCTTGCTTGCCAAGAACCAAGGTCTTGTAGACCTTGGCAGCACCTGTACCGGATGTAGGTACACGAGGAGATTCAATGAACTTGACGCCCTCGTAAGATCCCACTTCCCCAGTCCAGATCATTGTGTTTGCATTGTCAGCGTAAGTGTGAGGCACACGCCAACCTGCAGCGTCAGTCTCTTCGCGGAGATCGACGGCTTGATCCGGGTGGATCATGGCGACGAAATCGCCACCATCGAATTCCATGACATTGCTGCCACGGAAGTTAGCGACAAGGCGACGAAGCGCAGCTGAGTTCAGTTTCCCAGGGTTACCCGAAGCTGGTGCAGCAGTGGTAGCGATACCACCTGCAGCAGGAACGTGGAACTTGGAGAACCCGCCGTTACTTACGCCACCAGTGGCTGCGTAAGCGACGTTCTCAACCAGCTTATCGACAGTATCGCGCATGTTCCGAGCGATGAGCTCTGCCTGAAAAGGGTCGATCTGCGAGAAAGAAAACTCGCGTAGACGAAGAGAAGTAACGGTTGCATTCCCGTACTCGTATGGGGTCAAGGTGACCTTCACTGGAGCGGGGAGGAACACGTTATCTGGATCTTCGTACTCGTTCAGAGGTGTCGTTGCGAGAGCAAGGTCTGCACCCTGAATGAACATATCCACGGAAGAACCGGGATGAGCAACATCAACTGGTCGAACCTCAGCGAACCGACGAAGCATCGGTTCGGTGCGGAGCTTGAATCCAATGATCTTGTCGAAGGTTGTTTTAACAACCTGAGCGGCAAGGGTTCCATTGGCTACACCAGAAGAGGTGGTTGTTCCCGTTATAATTGGACCGGGAATGTCCGTACCATTAAAACTTACAGCCATGATTTACCTTTCAATTTATAGGGTCAGGCTTGTTTCAGAACAGCCATCAATTCTTCCATCGTGCCTGCATTTTCAACGCCAGCCATGACAGAGTTAATCTCTTGGTTCGTGGTAGATCCACGTTCTGAATTAGCCATTTGGCGAATTGCCTGTGCCTGTTCAGCATCCCGTGCGATCACGGCCTGCTTAGGCGATTCAGCGGCATGCCCGCCACCAAACAGTTCAGCATTCTCATTGAGCCATTCACCGACACCGTCATCATCTAGATCAGGTGGAATGAACTGTGCGATTTTCGAACTTAAACCCCGTGACTCGAGTGTCTCACCTAACAGTCGTTTTCGACTCTCAGTCTTTAGGGAACTATTTTCGCTCTTCGCCTCGTTCAATTCGGAGGACAGTTCTTTGATTTTTGCTCGCAACTTCTTCGGAAGATCAGCTTCGCTGATTTCGTCGTAGTCTTCGAACAGATTTTCTTCAATGTTGGGCATGTTTTTTCTCCCTATCTATGCCATTAACCATGGATTCGCCACCCACTCACTGATCAGGGGAAACTAGTGAGGATGTGACTACTGGACTTATGCACCTGTCAGGGCCAGTGGATCTGACTAGGGAGTGGACATGCCCGGAATCGAACCGGGGCATTTAACCTTTCATGCCCGACGAACTATGCGGAACCTAGAGGACTCGCATTTAGAGAGTTAGCACTTACACCTGCGCTGCCGGTGAATCGTGCACGTTCCTGCGAAGCGAGGGTTCGCTTCTTCTTCGCTGCCTTGGCGGCACCACTCAGACCGAACTGGTCAGAAACCAGTTCGTCATCAGTCGTTGCGATACCACTCATTCGACCAAGCTGTGAATAAGTGTCCGATATCTCTGCGACACTATTGAATCCAGCGGAAGCGTTACCGAAGGAATTGCCGTAAGTATCGTTACCAGCAAGCTGGTCACGACTAATGTCAGAAATGGTTACACCGGCATCGGATGCGGCAGCACCAATCGTGGACTTACGCAGCTTGGACTGGTACTCGTTCTCAATGAACCCAAGAGCCCTGTCCTCGTCGAGGACGTATGCGGTCATCTCCTGGTCAGACATCCCGTATATTTGGCGAAGCTGAGTCTTGATCGAAGAGTTGGCGGAATAGTTTATGTAGTTCTTTGCCGTGGTCACTCGGCTTGACACTTCTTCGGGTGAAACATCTTTAATGATCCAGTCCGATACGTCGTCTGCTGTCCCCCACAAACCTGTAGGTAAACCAACAAGTGCCATCCGGTAGCCGTCCTCCAGAGCAACGTAGGAAGCTGGTGAAGGTTCAGGCATGATGGTTAATCCCTGTTGCAGGCGAGTCTTGTTGAGTTCGCGGATCTTTTGTACCGCTGGGAATCGAGAGAAGTATGCCGTCTGGTAGTTACTGTCTCTGGAGAGAATCCCAGAGATAGTGTTCGCATCGTTGTAGCCTTGACGAATCAAGGCGTCTACCCCACTCCAAAGCTTAGTCATTCCGTAATTGTCAAAGAAGGTTTTAGCTGAAGCTAAAGCATTGTTGACCCGCCTTGACTCTGCTTCCGCTCTGGCAGTTGCGGCTTGTCTTGCCGCCTCAGCCTCTCTGGCGTTTCTATCGCTCCAGTAGGTTTCCTCGTTGGTAGGTCCTGGCTTAGGTCCTGGTCCTGGAGCTGGAGTTGGAGTGGCATCGGGACCCGCAAATATTGGCCCCGTGTATCCACGGTTAAACTCTTCGGTAAGATTTGGGTTCTTGCTCGGGTCTAGAAAATCTAGATACCCTGCGACACTAGCCATTACTTAACAAACCCCCAAGCTTTAGAGAAGGAAGTAACAGCATTCATCAGAGTGTTAGCACCATTCTTAGTCTTCTCCCAACGAGGATCTTCGCGCAGCTTCGTCTCAAACTCAGTAAAGTTCATAGCCTTCGGATTACCCTTCTCATCAATCTGACCCATGGCATCGCGGATCAGAGGATTATCAAGACTGATCTCGCCCTCGTTCATTTCGAGAATCTCAGACATCCGGCTCGTGTACGGAGAAGCAAGAGACCTGACAGAAACACCAGCCTTAATTCGATCCGAATAAAGCGGATGCTTAGCTATAGCCTGATCTCGAATCCACGATTCCCAGTCAGCCGCATTCGAATCACCACGAATTATTGACTGAGCAGTCTCAGTCAACCACTGGTCATTTACCGTGACACCATTGTTGTATGCGACTTCCCTCAAATCTTGCGTGGTCTTGGCTGAATTCCCTTTGCTAATGTCAGCGAAGGATGCCAAAGCATCCGCCATCAAACCCTGTCGATCCTGATCGTACCAACCCTCATTGATGTAACGGTTGGCGTAAGTATCAAGAAGATCGCTACTTAAAGGAGCCCCTAGGGTCGACGCTGTCCTTTGGATTGCGTCTTTAGCAATCGCAATCTGATCGTCCCACTGTTTGCCACCTTCTCGTCGAGAAAGCCAAGCGTTACGAGCGTATTCAGTACCTTGCTCTTCGTACCAGCCCGTGTTCCGCAGTTGCGCCTGGAACATCGCTGGGGTCCAGCCGTTCTTGGTGGCTTCCTTGAAGAGCTGGAGGACATCCGGGTGGCCAGAAACAATGTCCATAGCATGCTTATAGTCAACCCCAAGCATCCCAACGGAAAGAGTATCGCGCTCAAGGGTTTTATCTTTCTTGTTAATTCTGCCATCATTGTTAAGATCCTGATCCGCCATATCTCGGTCTTTTTTAGTGTTGGGTGTTCCATCACCGTCATAGTCAAACTTCTTCTTAGCCACTAGCCAATCACCCTCGTCTGGTCTTCAAGCCCTTCGATGAATGCGTCCAAGTAAGTGGTCGCGGTTTGATACTCCGCGTAACCCTCCTGAGATTTAGCGAACCTGTCTGCGAAATCATTACGGTCGAAACCACCAGTGGTGGTTGATTCCTGGTCAGTGTTCCTACCGGTCGTATTCCCCTTAGTCACTGTCGTGGTGGGGTTGGCTCTCTCCTGCACGTTTAGTGACTTAAGGAACGCTGTGTTCTCTTGAGTGGTTGCCGTCCTACCAAGGTAGCTAGTCAACGCACCTTGAAGAACTGTTCGGGCAGTACCCTCGTTGGTGAGCGATATGGAACGGTTAGTCGTACTGAAAGGACCACCACTTCCACTACCGGTGCTGGGTACGCCATCCTTGATGAAGCCGTTAAGGACTTCCTCGAGGGAAATGTCCTTACCGGCTTTGTTGAGCATCGCAGTTCTGTCAAGAGCCAGTCGGTACACAGATTCAAACTTGGTGGGATCTTTATCCGAAGCAGCTTGGACCTTTGAGATTATGGATTCGTTGTCGAGCTGAAGGTAGCCACCACTGGCAAGATCGTAGTAGTCACCCGAGGTTCTCTTAGTTCCCATGACACCGGGAGTGCCTGCAGCAGGCTCATCTCGGCTGTATTGAAATTCTGGTTTTTCGGTAAGGGGGATGTCGAACTTAGGCGTATCCTTTTTACCACCGCCACCAGCTAAAAGCTGTGCAGCGGCAGCATTGACCGCACCCATAACATCGATCTCAGCACCGGATTGACCAGTTTTAGCATCTGGTTCAGCATCTGGGTCAGCTTGCTGCTTCCTGAAATCATCCGCGATACCCCTTACGGTCTCCGAAGCTAGCGAGTCGTCTACTTGGTCGGGCACCAGTGCCCCGGATAGGTTGTCAAACTCGTCAGCCATTTGCGCTCTCCAATGAAGGTATGGGTTCTAGCGTGTCGCTCGAGAAGAACCGTTCATAAGTGTTTCTGAAGTTTCCAGTCTCGTCGGAATCTTTAAGGTCAGTCATCATGCCCTCCCAAGCGAGTGCTACATCCGCATTGGACTTCGCGGAAATGTTGGAACTGCCGCCTTCCATTTTGCGCTGAGCTAGCACATCGGAAACTGCTTGACGTAGTGATCTGTACTGCAGCATCGCATTCACATAAGTACCAACCGTTGGATGGTTCTTGTGGGTTTCGAAATAGCCAGAATCGTACATGGATTCAAGTGCACGATTAGACTGAATCCACCTGCCGGTCGTTGGATCGTTGTAGGCATCCCACCAATCCGTCTGTTCAGCACCAATCTGCTTTGCCAGCATGACTTTCGCACTAGAAAGGATGTCACTCTTAGCTAGAGTGGTCCCCTCCTCGGCGGCAAGAGCCTCAAGTTGTTCAACCATCTTGTTGTACTTAATCCACCCAAGCTCTTTATTACTTCGCTTCTCAGGGGATTCGTCCTGCTCACCCCCACGGATGTACTTGCCCGTAGTGCCGTCGATTTTCCTACCCTGCTGCCACGCATAAACCGCAACATCAAAACCGTCCTCGTTCATTGCATCCTGGAATGGACGGGTAGCCATGGTTATGAATGAAGCATCATCACCTATGTCTGCCAAGTCAGCCATGAGCCGTGGGTCCCGCTCGAACTCCTTGAACTCACCTACGTTCGCACCCATTCCCGATGAACCACCAGACAGTGAACCGTGGTAGCGGAAGAACTCAGTACCGTAAGCCTTAAGGAATGCGCTGCTGGCTTCCTCGTAAGTTCCGCCAGCATCATAAATCTCGCGGTCCATCCTGCGAGCCTCATTGATGTAGAACTGGTAAGGGCTAGCTGCCTGTACCGAGAACGGCATAACTGCGCTTGTGAAAGCACGGAACCACCAGAAAGTTTCAGCCTTATTGATGGCATCCGTGAACTCCGGCGCAGCACCCTTGTCAGGGTTGTCGTTAAGATCGTGATCCGTCATATCTGTTCTGTAAATCTCTTTGGCTGAGTTCGCGAAAGAAACCGAACTCATACCCCTTGTCAGAGTTACGAGCTTGTCGATGGTACCCGGAGCGAAAGTCTCAGTTACTACATCAAGAATCCCCTTCTCCTGAGTGGGTCTCCCAAAAGGAATCGCCGACTTGTACAAAGGCTTAGTGATCTCTTTTTCCATAAACCATTCGTTTACTTCATCGGAGGTGAAATCTCCGAAGAACGGTATCTCCTTCAGGTTCCCAGTCTCGAACGCAGTCGCTATGTCTGGTTTCCTCGAAGCGATCCAAGTTAAAGGAACAACAAGCCAAGGGTGCAAGCCAGGTATGAACGGGTTCTCCCCCTGAAGCATGAAGTCCATTGATCCAGTAGGAACAGCGAACTGGGTCATTCCACCAGTCAACTTAGCCATCTTGTCGCGAGCTTCTTTAGTGTTGAACTGAATTACAATTTTTCCCTCAGCACCGCCGAACAGCTTGTTCGTTATCCTGCTCCTGAAGTTATCCTCACCCTGGACTTTGTTACCGTCCATGTCGTAAACCCAACCGGCAGACTCAGGAGCGTTGTAAAGCATCGCGTACCTGGCGATAGCTTCTGGATGTCTTGCTGGAACCTGAAGCATCCAGAACCGCATCGCTGAAGCCCATGCTGGGAAGAAAGGGATAACAAACTTGAAGACATGTGCTGGAGTCGAAAGCCTCTGGATTGTGTAGAGGCTTTCGTTTACCTGCTGGAGTGCGTACCTCTTGGCGACCCTGTCCATGGCATTGATTTGAACATCGGTGAAATCCTTCAGACCCTGATCCGCGTATAGGTCTGCTTGTCGCTGCATCTCTTCACGCCACCGAGAACGGTAGAAAGGATGCCTCACGAGGGCATCCTCTGGGAGCGCACCAATTGTGTGCATCGCTTTACCAAGGAAGTTCTTCAACGCACCACGATTGTTGTCAATTAGAGCACCATCGCTAATGTTGGGGAGATCCGACCTCCACCCCATGCGAGTCATTAGGAAATCTGGAGTCACTTCACCATCAATAAGATGACGGGCCACATCATCGTCTGGCATGAGTTCTTTGAGCGTGTTTCTTTTCTCAAGGATCACATCGATCATTTCATTACGAGCATCCTCGGTCAACTGCTTGCTGTCAACCAGTCCCTTAAGTGCACCAAAGGCGTGAATGTCTCTCACATACAATCGCCCAATTTCAGTACCCATCAACTCGGAAAGGATTTCCTCATCATCCGATCCCCTGATTATCATTTTAGACACCATGTCGTTGCGGTGGTACTTGTTCAACTGCTCAGCCATTGCCAAGAAGTAACCTTCCTCGCCTGGCTCTTTCACAGTAAGTTGACTGGTCTTGCGAAGGCTCATCATTGCGTAGTCCGTGTAGCCGTAAAGGTTGGCTAGGTTCGTGTTGGAAGAGCTAGTCGCTTCAGACCACATAGATCCTTGGCTGTTTACGTTGAGAGGCCCAAGGGTTTCGAACTCGTTGAAATCGCCAACGAATCTTTCTGTACCTGTGCCAGCACCACCCTTGACTGCCGCGCCTTTACCTCGCTTGCCGAGTCTCTTGGCCAGCGCGTCTGTTGCCTTCTTTGCGTCTAAAATCTGCGTGTCAAGTCTTCCTTGAATCTCTGCCAACCCAGTCGACATGGACTCATATTCGCTATGGAGCTCTTCCCACTTCGGGTTGTTGCCAAGTATTTGGTTACGAGTCTGCACTAGTTCAGACTCGTTAAGCAATGCTCCGTAAGCCAATCCAGTCTTCTTGTTGGCTGCGAGCTCGGCGGAGTTGGCGAACTTGGAACTACCAGAACCGAACTCACCAATTTGAATGTGCGAATATCCTTCAGATTCAAGAACTGTTGCAAGCCTTGCGTTCTGCTCTGGTGTTCCCTTCACCTGTCCTCTGACAACAGATAGCAGTTCAGGATCGTTCCCAAGCAGCGGCAAGAGTATGTCATCTTCGACCTGACTTGCCTTCCACACTGAAGGCTGGCGAACCATAGCCTCCCGCTCAAGTTGAGGGAGCGTGTTGTCAACGAAGTCTTTACCAATCATTCCGCTAGGCATCGCGGCCTCAGCCTGATCCGTGGAAACCGCCATCATGTCAGGGCTGGTGATGACTGTCTTCCCCGAAGGGGCAAGCGAGTCATCTAGAACTACTCTTCCTGCGCCATGCTCGCTCATGTACTTGACCAACATTGATTTGTCTCTGTCAGTCATATTCGCAGCGTCCAGCGCACCTGGCTTTAAGCCTTGGTACCTCTCGAACTCGTTCAGATTCTGTCGGGCCTTATGAGCGTTACCGAGATCACTGGCGGCTAGTTCATTCGCCTGTACCCTCATCTTTTCTAGTTGGTAGAAGTCTTGGGTAATCTCGCTGACAGGCTTGATCTCTGGGACTTCGTACCAGACGAAGACGTCATGATCACGGGTGCTAGACCTCATGGTCCGACCACCAATGTGCTTGACCCCTACAGCTCCCTGTTCCCTCATGACATCAACCCAAATCATCTGGGCCACGAAGCTAAGTTCAAGCGCAGTCTCTTCGCTAGTTATCTCTTCACCGACACTCTCCCTCTGGAGTTTCATGAAGTGACGCTCCATGCCTTGTCGGTAATCGTCCACGTTCAGACCGTGAGTTCTGGGCTCTTTGGTCGGATCGGTTGGGTTTAATTGCCTTTGGTACTTTGCCTCAACGTCAGCGACCACCTCGCTCCACATGAAATCAACTTCTGCATCTAAGTCATCTATGAGACTGGGGATTCCCTTTTCGTCATAATTTAGGTGCATGTTGTAGAACGTGTCCTGTAGCCACTGGTCAGTATCCATCAGTTGCTCGGGTGTCGTGCCGTTTGGTCCGGGCATTACCTCCATCGGTTCGTCCAAGTCGACGAACCGCTTCTCCCCACCCTTGGGAAGGACTGCCGTGTACAAGGTGTTCTCACCTGTGACCTGGTCGGCTCTGTTGAAAATGTACGTCACGCCCATGCCGGGGTCTCGGGTGGTGTAGAAACCTATACCCACCAGATTCTTAATGTTCTCTTCAGTGAAGATCGGATCGATATCAAGCTTGTCGCCCTTGATCCTGTTCCCACCATGGAAGACTAAGTCAGCGAGGTCATCAGTTATTGAAGGAATGAGTTTGCTGAACTCTTCGGGTGTTAGAGTCTTGCCGTTCTCGTCTTGCCAGTACTTCATTCTCAGGTTCTCGCGGAAGGCATTAACTTCTTCGTCCCGCGCCTTCGGACCGTTGACTGACTTGTCTTCAGCTTTCTTGGCCTTGTTCGCAAGACGCTTAAGTTCTTTGTTGTTTACCAGCAATCCAGTCTTTTCGAACCACCGCTGCATATGCGGTGGCATCTGATTCACCAGCATCTTAAGCTTTAGAGAAGCAGCAAGAGCAGGGTCATCGAGTGCCATCTTTAGTACGCGCTCGATCTCGTACAGACTCTCAAGAAACCCCTCTTTACCCGACCCCGACAGGAAGTTCTCAGAGGAGCGGGACCAGTAATTAAGCCCTAGATCACGAGCCAGTTGATCCATGTACTCCCATCCGGGATCGGATAGTCGAGGTGTCCAGACTTTGTCAGCCTCGTCCCACGGTTGAGGTCCGTTAAGCGATTCGGTTTCCACAAGCCCACTCGGTCGGTCAGACTCACCGCGAGAAAGTTTCATCTGGCTTGCTCGTAAGTCAATCGAAGAACCGAACACGTTCGCCCGGACATACTCAACCTTGTTGAGTTGCTCCTTCTTAATGATTCCGATTAGATCGTTGTTCAAGTCGTCAATGGTTATGTTCTTGAAATCGTGAACGATTTCATATGTACCATTTTTGGGATCAATAGTTCGGACAACGACATCGCCGTCCTTCATTCCCTTGTACACTGAACGTCGAGAAGCCTTGGAGACGAGAGCGTTGTACATGTCTAGTTCTGCTTGGCCGAACTGTTGCTGGTTGGCACGAGCAATAAGCTCGTCCCATTGCGCGGCTTCCTTACTGGAAAGCCAGTTACGGATGTTGGCTTCAATCGCTTCTTCAGTTCCGTCACCAGCAAGAACACCATCCGGGCTGTACGGAGAGAGAGGATTTTCATCTGCCAACTCACCGGCAAGCTTCTGGTTCTTGACACCGCCAATGGCGGTGGAATCCTGCATTGCCACACGGACTTGACCCTCTTGAGGGGTTTCGAAACCTGCAGCGTAATTCGACCGCTTGGAACCGCCACCGAAAAGTGGACGGACATAACGGGAAGGCATGATTAACTCGTCAGCCTCGTCAGCAAGAGCGGTGAATTCGCCAGTGGCTTCAGTGTTAACCTCCTCCATCGTTACGGAGGTTCTGTTACTGGTTGTGGCCTTGAACTCTTCAGTTAAAGTAGAACGCGCATCCTTATCAGCCTTGCTCCAGACCTCGTCTACCTGAGCACTTACTCCGTCGCGAAGCTTGACAGCTTCGTTGACTTCTCTCTGTGTCGCAGTAGCTATGCCCTGAGCTCGTTCAACTTCCCGCTTCTTCTTCTTCAAGCGTCCCTTACGCATCAACGCGATGCGATTCGCGCCTCGGGCGAATCCTCGACCTGAACGCCATGCCAGGCTGGACTCGATTGCTGTCGTACCCATACCACGCTCGCTGAAGATAGCCACCGATTTGTATGCTGCGAGTTCCCGAAGGTTTCCCTCGAGGACGTTACGGGTTGTGTAGCCGAGACGTAGAAGTACCAGTGGCCTCCAGATGGCGTCGATGTTTGCCGCAGTGCGGCTGCCTCTGATGTCGGACCATCCCTTGGCCTTTTGTAGACCGCTACCACGGTCTAGCCGGAAGATGTTTTCAATGAAGTGGAAATCAACTGCAGGCATTTTCTCCGCAAGAATGGACTGCATGTCCTTAAGAACGTGGATCTCTCCATCTTGAGAGATAAGGCCCTTCTGCCTTACCTGCTCAACCACAGCTTGACGCATGCCCGAGTACTTAGTGATCATATTCTTCGCTGCTTGTTCTGATATGCCATACTCAAAGGCGAGGGCGTTCCACATCCTGCGCTCAAAGTCTTCAAAAACAACCATACGCTCCGTGGAGCTGATGGCTGCATTCATCCGTGAATAGATTTCCCTGCGGAAATCGCTAACCAGCTGTCCGGTTCCGGGGAGGAATGCCTCACCCTGAAACTTCTTTGCAAGCCTTCTCATCATGGGAAGGGTTTGTATGATTCCGTCGAGTTCGGCAATTACATCGTTAGTGTCGTTAAGGTCAACAAGACCCTTCATTCGATGAGTCTTCATGTAGTCCAGACCCGCGTTCCACACGCGAACCTGCCTACCGAATTTTCCACCAGTCTTGAAAGACTTAACAAACCACAGGTTGTCACCGTTTTGCTTGCTAACAGCCTTGGCTGCTTGCTTCTCCATGCGAGCTGCGGATGAAGGGCCAAAGGATAGTTTACTAATTTGTAGGTTTCTAAGTGTGAGTGCGTTTGGAAGACCCGCCTCCTTGCTAATGCCAGCTAGGGCAGTAGCAAGGTGCTCGTTCTCCTTTATTGCTGCAGACAAAACCTTTTCAGCGTGTCCGGCTTCGGCTCTAATTAGATCAATCTGCTGGTTCATGCGCTTTACGGTCAGTTCACCAACGAAGTTTAGGGTCGGGGTACCACCCACCGTCATGTTAGCTCTGGCCACAACTCCAGCTGATTCTTCCAGCATCCCCAGTTCGCGGGCGGTTCGCTGTAACGCTTCCACGTTCAGGCTCAGTGCGTCAGCAACAACAATGTCTTCATTCATCAACTGAGCTATAGCTTTGCGGTCCCCAGATATAGCTCGTAGCCGTAAGGCTGCATCGTCGAATGTTTTAGCAGGTCCGAACGTGCGAGCAACTAAGGCACCGTCAGTGCTGGTGGTAGCAATCTTATGTCGGCCTATGCGTTCCGTGTTCATCTTCGCTAGAGACTCAACGAGTTGTCCAACGGCGGTTCTCTTGCCTCCTTGCGCCCCATTGAGGAAGTCTTTGTGCATCCGCAGGGATTCGTTAAGTTTGTTTACGTCCGATAAGTCTCCTACGGACCTGACGGTTAGGCTTCTTGCTGCTTTGCCAGCAAGCTTCAGCCCAACGACTTCAGGTGCAGCCCACCATAGAACTGCCGCATCGGAAGCACCAGATATCCACCTACCAGCACCTTGACCCAAGGCCGAGTCGCGCTGTTTCAAGTTTCCAATATCGAACTCGGTGTGCAGTCCCCACTTCCAGTCCAGCAAGTCGCGGGTGTTGTTCGGATCAGCCAACTTTCCTACGTTGTCTTCCTCGATACTCTTGTCGACATCCCCTCGAGTGTCTCCCGATGTTACTAAGTCATATGCGTTGAGCCATGAAACACCAGTACCAATGGTGATTGCTTGACCTGCAGTTATGGCGTTGAGTTGGGAAACTTCGTTTCCCTCTGCATCCATAACTGGCTTGCCATCACGACCGATTACTGCTTCTTCTTGACCCCACATCATCTTGTAGGTGTCGCCAATATCAGACCACTGGTAGCCATCATCGAAATTCGGGTTGATATTCGAACCGTTATTTATTCCCGAAGCCCCAGCGAGGAGGTTGGTTGGCATACCAACGTTATCCACGCCGAGCATGTAGGTTCCACCAACAACGGTGTTGGTGGCTCTATACCCAGCATCCATTAGAAGTAGTGGGGCCAGAAATAAACCGGCTGTTCCTCTTGCTCCGGCTTCACTGAGTCCAATGTCTTTTGCTGCCGCTTGGACATTCGGATCATCCATAGCGTCAAAATTGGCAGATGCAAATTCAAGCTGACCGTCTTCGTTTACCGATCCTGATGGTGTTATTGAGTTTCTGAAGTTTGTCTGCGCTGCACCTGAAACCAAGTTGTAACTACTTAGCTTGCCTTTCGCTACCCTGCCTACAGATCCAAGAGTGTTTGCAATATCTTTCTCGTCAAAAACCCCCTCAGCCTTATTGGGGTCGTATCCCTCAAATCCGGGAATGGAGCCAGTCTGTGGTGTGCGCTGGCTTCCCTGCTTCTCCCTGCCTGCAAAATCGTCTACTCTATTGGCCATCGTCAGCCCCAAGCTCCTCTAATGTGGCATCGCGTTCTTCAACGCTTTCCCACGGAACCAGTGCTAGGCCGTAAGCGACAGGCGTATTACGCAGGCCAACGGCCTCAATAGCCTTGGCCATGTTGTTTACAAAACTCAAAGTCTGTGTCATTGACTTCCCCGCAGATACCGAACGAATAGGCGGAAGGACTCCGGCACGGTGTCGGCACTTGCCATGTTCTCGAATACGGGAAGGTACTTGCCAATCATCGTCATGTCTGACTGCATGGTCTGATCACCGGGTAGTGCTTCTGAACCTGTACCTGGGCCGAAATCTGAACCAGAAGTTAACGGCTCTGTAGGTCTTTGTGTTGGTGCACCCATACCAACGGGAGGCGCAGCCATTGGAGCTGATCCACCAGCCATGGGTGCACCACCTTGGATGTCCTGGAATTCTTGTTGCTCGCCGTAAGCGGCGTTAGGAATCTGCCTAGCACCTTGTGCTTGCAGATCCGTGCGCTGGCTCATGGCTCCAGGAGGTGAAACAGCCACCCCGCTCTGGTTAAAGTTCTGTCCTTGAGCCAATTGGTGCCACCTCGCTTTCTAAAAATTGAATGGAATGAATGTGGGAAGGGGGGAGTAGACACCCCTTCCCACACGCAACTACTTGATTGGTTGGGAGTTAGGCTGTGATGCGCTAGTTGCAACCGGCTTTAAGAGCTCTGACTTTCCAGGTGCTCCACCTGTTGGCGTTGAACTAATACGCTCTGGGCGTGACACGTTCGTTGCCGGGATTCCTTGAGTTGTTCCGAAAACTGCCATGATTATCCTCCTTCCCTTTAAGCGATTTGTGTTTGTCGCATGGTTCGGGCAGCCATACTCGGCTCGCCCTTACCTGTTAAACCCGCAAGTAGCTGTTGCATACCTTGCGGTGGTTGTGGTGCTCCTCCACCTTGAGGTGCACCACCAGGAGGTGGTGGTCCCCCAGGCAGCTGCTCGCCCGACATTGGATCTTGGCTCAAAGCAGCCATCGGGTCTTCTGGCATCTGTCCAGGGGAAGCTTTAGGTTCTTCTGGCTTGAAAGCATCACTAATCGCCACTTCGATTGGTATGCCTTTCTTCCTAGCCTCAATCAGGTCGCTGAGGACCTTGATTACTTTCGTTGGGTCTTCACCGCTGGCGGCAAGTTCTGGAAGAGACTGTGAATAGGACTGGATCGACATCAAAGCTGCTTCACGCAGCTTCTCAACGTCAATAACTTTCTCTTCTTCCGACACGTTCAAGTTAACTGGGAGGTTCCTGCGAAGGAAACTCTTTGAAATCAGGTTCGCACCAAGTGCCTGCAGTCCCCACACGAGCGCACGGTTGGGATCAAGCCCAGCCATGACGCCATACTCGTGAGTAACTGTGTACATTCCCTTAATGTCTTTACCGGGGGTGTACTTGAGCTGGTATGGGGAACCGTTTACTGAAGCGTGGACGTCTTTAGGAACATCCGTCCAAATCGATTCATCCATTTCAAGGGCTAGAGAAAGAACTTCGCTGAGTGCATCCCCCAGCATCGACTGTGCTGTTTTGATTCGACTATCGAAACCACCCATGAGTGCTTGAACGCCACGCCCAGTGACGATACTTGCGTCCATCTCGCCTTGGCGAGCCTGCGGGAAACGAGCACCTGTGCGTAGTTCGTCGTCAAGGGTTCGGTTCTCAATCATTGCTGACTGAGGTAGTTCCATTGGTACGCGGCGAATCTTCTCAGGATTCGCGCTGCGGATTACCGCATCCGGTCCAAGTGCAAATTCTTGAATATCATTAGGGAGAGCAATAGGAGCTTGAACAGCTTTTTGTGTAGCTTCGAGAGAAAGCATTGCAAGGTATGCTTTGGCAGCAAAAACCCAGAGTACGTCGTCGAATGAGCCACGGACTACCCCATCTAGTGAAGGCATCTCGGCGATAGTTACCGGGATGCGGCTGATTTGGTTCTTATATTGCGAAAGGATCAGCCCGTCACGTTTAGGAACGAAGAGCATTACCTTGTCTTTGTCGTAGTAGTGGACAAGGTCCACTCTTTCGTCTGAAGCGTCCGAGTATGCGGTGTTCTTTCGTAGCTGTGCGGCATGCTCGGGGTACATGGCGATCAGTTCGGAGATTTTCTTGTAGAAAACTCGTGCGTAAAGCACGACGTTTCCCCAACGGTCCTTCTCGTAGTAAGTATTCATGGAGTCATCCACATGAATATGTGGTGATCCGCCGTCGTAGTTGGCCTCTACTCGGAATGGAACGAACCCGTAAGTGTTCATTCGGTCTGCAGCCTGAACTAGGTTTGTGCCCAGTCGTGAGGAGTAAGCCAAGAAGTTGATGATGCGTGTGAGCTTGTCTTGGCGTGAACGCCTCGACTCGTCAAGGACACTGTCCCCTGCGGCGGTGAGTGTCGGCATAACGCCGACCATTTCTGCCGTATCTTTAGCGGCAACGTCAATAAAGTTACCAACGACGGGCTTGGGCCAGTCGGATGGGAACATTCCTTTGAAAACTACTTCGGAGTGCCCGCTTCGAACAAGATGGACAGCCCGCATCCGGGAATCACGCTCCGTGTGTTGACGACGTAGACGATCAATCGTCTGTGTCGCCTCGTAAGCGAAGTCAGCCATGTGTGTCCTTAATTAGTTCCAGCTCGGTACGGATTCAGCAGCGAGCATGTCGTCGAGATTGATTACCATTTGGTTTTCTCGGTCCCTTTCATTGAGGAACTGGTTGTTTTTGGTGAAGTAGCTGGACCGGCGGGAAGATGTGACCATTTCCCTGGCTCTGAGTTCGGCGAACCAGAGAGCCATCACCGTGTCTTGTCTTCGATACTTCGTTTTAACGAAAGGTGACCATGAGACGAGTTCCTCTACGAGCATTTTTACGCCGTGGCTGTGGGTAGATGGAAGCTCAATGAGATTGTCGCCCTGATGTTGGCGGGTTCCGCCGGTACCGTTAGCCACAGTCCCGAAAAGGCCGCTCATTGAAGAGACACCGAAGTCTGGGTCTTGCTTGTTGTTACCCGTGTGGTGCGGTTTAAGCAGGATTCCTTTACTAGCCAGCTCCTGGTTGATTTCCTCGTCGTAAACGAGGAAACCTTGGAAGGCGTTGGATTCGATGATCCATTCGTTGGGCTGATACACATCAGTCATCTCTTTGATGAGTTCGCGGATCTGCAAAGGAGACGGCCCAGACATAACCCGAACGTCCAGAACGAAACGTTTACCGGAAAACTTGTCGATGGAGTAAGCCACTGCTGCCGTGTTACCCGCGATAGCGGGGTCCATGGAGCAAATCGTGTACATTCCATCAATCTTGGAAGGGTGACCGCGCAGAGTCGGATCTAGACTTCCCGTCTGCCTAGTGGGGTTGATACTTCCCCTCACCGCGACAGAATCAAAAGTGGACTCTTCCTCAATGTCCTGGTTCTGGTACACCAGGCTCCACTTGCGTGGACCTACCTCGTTACGGACCTGTGCAAGCCGTGGGCCTGTCCATCGGTCGTAGAACCCGTCAGCGTTTGGTTCATCACCATCAACGAACTCTTCATCGGCCAAAGGCCAGAGGGTGTTCCATTCTTCTGGGGTGTCGGCGTAGTCGAGTACCGCTGGCATGGACAGGTAGGTCCATGGCACCACACCGTCGGTGTAATGCTCCTCGTTGCGTAGTTCCGAATACAGGTCTGTAGGTGCGACCCTCGTCCCAACTATGAGTAGTTGACCACCGGGACCTAAACGTGAGGCGACTTCTTGCCGCACCCAGTCCATTTGTTTCGTCCACTCGTTCGCGTTGGACAGTGTGACCGTGTCGTCGAGGACGATCAGGTCGGCACGGGAACCGTAAATCTGTCCACCCATACCCAAAGCTTCAATGGTTGCGTCTTTCTCCGCACCAGTCCTGGAGCTGGAATCCAGATACACTTTGGTCGCTGACCATTGGTCAGATGAAGCCTTGTACCCGTCAGCTGGCGCGAAAGCCAGCTGCATGTCGGCGTAGGCAGGGTGGGTGAGCCGCGATTTGATCGCGTAAATCATTTTCTTCGCCATGTCCTGAGTTTTAGACACGATCATCACTGAGATGTTCGGGTCCTTAATAATCCTGTAAGTGACATACTCCACAGTGATAGTCATCGACTTCGCGTGGTTAGGTGGCACGTTGATGAGCATGCGCCTAGATCCTGAAGATCCAGGCTCGTACCTCATCGACGGGTGAAGGGCGGAAGGTTCACGCCCCTCAAGAATATCCACCATGTTTCGCTGATGGGGCCAAATCTTCCGGTTCAGATACTTACCCGCGAACTCCTCAAACTCCCCCGCGTCCTGCTGACGCATGTCCGGGCTGGCCACAGCCTTGCGGATCTTGTCAACCAGCTCCGCCCAGTCCCTGTCCTTGCGTCGTTGCTCCTCGTACCAGGTACGGGACCGCCCAAT